GCCCTCTGTGCAACGTATTTGCCAATAGCCATATCAGAACTAAAGATACTATCGAGGGTGTCATCAATATCAACGAGCACACAAGAAGCAAATTGACGGATAGGGGTCCTAACGCCAGCCATGATGGGAGTTGGGATGTTGAGTCTGTGTCGACTGATTGCGTCGTAGTATCTTCGGACATAATTCATTCTCCTTTCTTTAGGGTATTCTGCAAATATTGTTAGCGCGATCATCATATACATGAATTGTGGAGTCTCATAAACTCCACCACCGCTTCTATCTTGTACCAAATATTTATCGACTACTTGGCGAAGTCCAGCATATGTAAAGAGAAAATCTCTACCATGATCTATATAATTATTGGCTTTTTCAATTTCCTCTTTAGAATACTTATTAAAAATATCCTTATCATATACATCTGCATTAGTACAATTATAAATGTGTTGCTCTAAATCAGGTAAATCTCTCAACTTACCATACAGATTTTTTCTAACTGCAAAGAGAAGAAGCCTAGCTGCAACAAACTGATAATTGGGGTGATCCAAATCAATAAGATCACTAGCAGATCTAACCAGAATCTCTTGAATTTCTGAAGTAGAAATTCCATCATAAAACTGTATTCCAGATTGCATTTCCACCTGACTAGCAGAGACACCAGCAAGACCTCTACATGCCTCTTCTACCATTAAATGCATCTTTTCTAAATCAAGAGGTTCAATTCGACCATCCCTCTTCTTAACTTTAGTACCGTTGCTCATATTTTTTTCCAGGTGGTAAATTTAAGTTTTGCTTCGAGACCTGAGTAGGTATTCGATTCTACTATATTAGGAACATTATGTCCACTCAAAACCATATCATTTATATCTTTTTCACGTATGTTTGATGGCCAAATGACCACTTGCTCTCCTCTGTCAATTGTTTTGGAGATTCTGGAGACAATCTCTGTATTCCTTGGTTCATTATCAAATACCCAAATATAATTGCTCCAATCAAACGACCCAATATCAATGTCGGACCCACACATAGCAACGCTATTTTTGATGAACGTGGAATCGAAGGGTCCTTCCATAATGTAAATGGGTTTCGAAGTATCAACTTTATCCAGTCCATAAATTTTAGGTGCTTCATCCTCCAACATTACTGTAATGTATTTAATAGAATTATAACCTAGAGATCTTCCTTGTATTCCAATTAAAATTTCGTCCTTAACCAAAGGGATAATAATCCTAGCATCATCATAAGACGTATTTTCAAAGAATCCTGGTTTAAGAGTATTAACAAACTCTTTAAACTTCTCTGCATAATAAAAATCACCTTCAAAGATTGCTCTATCCCAAAGATACTTTTGAGATTTATTTACTTCGAAGGCTGAAGGAAGATCAATGGACACTTTCTTTTTAAACTTTGGTTGGGAAGAACTAATAGACTTAAAGATATCCTCTGGGGAAGAAGTAACAAAATTCTTTCCAGTATGATTATCTTTAAACTTCTCAAACATATACTCCTTATGTAAAGGAGCATCTTGATCCTTCAAAAAGTTATTGAATGATATATTTATTCCACAATTGTGACACTTATAATTTGTATTATTTTTGATTCTATAAAAATATCCGCGCGCTTTATTCTTATTCTTCTGTGAGTCTCCACAGTAAGGACACCTGAAATTATAAAGATGAGGCTTTACTTTTTTAAACTTAAGGAGTCTAGAGGAAATCAAATTGATGTACTGTACATCAATATAATCCATATCATATATTACTTAGACCCTTGCATTATAACTGCGGATGAAGAAGGAGTCAACACTTGAGTAATTACTCTTTGTCCTATTGGAGATACTATAAAACTAATGATTGCAATAGCACCAGCAATAGTCCACATCTTCTTTTCTATCATACGAAGACGATCATCCACCAATTTAAAATCCCTAGAGTAATCCTCTCTAATGGATGCTGCATGTTGATGCAAATCTTTATGAAGATGTTCTATTTTCTCAAATAAAACTCCATCTATTCTATCTTGCTTATCTAATTTCTCGTCATGGACAGCAAGCAACTTGCCCATCTGAATACTACTATCCACGAACTTCTCTACAATAGCGTCATTAACTCGCATTGGGAGGGCTAAAGTAAGGATTGTAATTTAAAGCGGCTTTCTTTTCCTTTCTTGCCTTTCTCTTCCCTCTACTCTTCTCTAGATTGGCAAGAAACTTCTTCATTGCCTTTGTTCTACCATCAAATCTAGTTTGAGTACTCATTACAGGGCTAAATCCTGCCACAGGACCTTTAGCAGCTGCATCAGAACTATATCCAGCAGGGTTACTACCAACAGAATTTGCAGGAGCTTCCTCTTCCACCTTAAATTCGCTATACATAGCGGAACGGAAAGCATCAATTATCCTATCAATCTTCTGTCTCTCCATGGGTAATCCTCTGCAATTCTTTTAAACAATTATCATCCATTTCAATATCATGAATATAAGTATGGGGATAATCAGGAAGTTTATTCAAAAATACAATAAAAGTTTTAATGGATGGCCAAAGATTTTTTTCAATCTTGAAAAACAACATTGGAGTAGTAGCTTCACCAAAAATATTATAAAGAATAATAAAATGATTAATCAATAAATGAACTTTAAGTTCGCCATTACTCCTATATCTCTTAAGCAATCTCTTGATATACTTAAAATGTTTTAAATCCTTTTCGAAATCATCACGAGTAACTGCTTGTGGATTTTCATAATTTTTAATAGCAAAGAGGAGAAAGTTCTCCTCGTTCAATTCAGAAAAAAGCATTTACATGTCTAGCAAAGATTAAGAAGCAGCACTTGCAGGAGTTGGGAAGTTAATACCAAGTGAATTACCAGTACCAACAGTGTTAATACCAGACATAGCAACTAGAACTTCTTTCTTGACTCTCAAGGAACCAGAACTATCTATGTAAGTTGTAACACCCACCCATCCAGCATCAGTGAATGTGTAAGCAGCACCAACTCTGATACCAGCAGATCCAATAACAGTTTGACCAGAACCAACCTGAGATGTATCACTCAGAGTTCCAGAACCAACTGCATATAGAACCTTATCTAAACCACCAGACAGTCTCTGGAAGGTTACAGCATCATCAGTACCAACACCAGCACTAATTGTTACGCCTAGTCCAATAATATTAGCACACTTAACATAACATGCTTGACCAGCAGTTACAGCACCAGCAAGACCAGACTCAAGTACTAACCTTGCAGTACCAATTCCATTTGGAGCTGGGCCTGGGTCAACAGCAGTGATCTTGATGCCATTAGGAGCAGCAGTAGCATGGAAGAAGTGAGCAGGCTCATTACCATTACCTGAAATATGAGCACCTGATGGGTTCTGATTCAAGGAAACATAGGTAGTACCAGAAGTTTCAGCAGCACCTACTTGGAAAGTAGCAACACCTACGTTATTAATAGGAACTTCAGTGCTGTTAATATAAACTACATCATTTATTTGCACAGGAGGGGAAACTGACCTCTTACCAGCATGGTGTCTTGCCTTACCAGCATAAACTGCCACACAACTACTACCAATAGAAGCACTGGTTAGTGCTGTTCCAACTATCAGAGTATTATAAGAAGCAGCATCGGCATTAACATCAGTATCAAAACTGTAAGAAGGATCTAAAACTGTATATACAGGACCTTCATTAACATAGAAATCTACACCATCTATATCAGCTCCACTTAACCCTTCAGTAGAAGCAATGGTTAATTGTTCAGTACTAGCAATACCAACAACAACAGCATCACCAAAGAAGGTACTTCCACCTCCTCTAGTACCAAATCTAATAAGGTCTCCAGTTTTTGCTGCGCCAACTGATCCAAATGATGTTGCAGTACCAGTTACGTAATAGTGACCATCGTCATTGGTTGCCCATAGGTTAGTTCCGTCCCCTAATTGGACGGTACCTCCTGCACCAATCCTATCGCTATTTCCCCAAAGTGCCATGTCTTGTGCCCGTAATAATTTCTGTGCTAATAGATATTTATAAAAATAGGAACCCTCTATTGTTTAGAAATAGGAGTCCCTGTAGGAGCTAAAAGCGCCTGTTTCATCTTTAAAACGATGATATCATCAAGATCATTATCAGTCTCTTTTACAATTTTCTGTAAAATATCAATAACTAATCTTTTGGCCGCAGGAGATTTCAATTGACTCATCACAATTCCTTTCGCTAGCGGCAATAAGAAGCTCATAAAACGACCTTCTTACCTTCATAATATTTCACCGCAGCCTCATAGTAATCACTCATATTATGATCAGCAACACCATCAAATCTGGTGTCATTTTCATCTACGAGTTTAACCACTGGATGAGTATGTACAAATCCAGCGAGCCAAGGAGGAGTCCCAGGAACAATATCATTACCATGAACAAACCGAAGATGTTCAAGATCCTTAATCCTCTTTCTAAGTCTACGACCCCCTGGTCTTGGTGAACCAGCAGTCACAAGTGCAACATTTTTATTTCCAGATTCCCAAAGCAAATCAGCAATTAATGTTGCTGTTGCTCCACCAAGAGAATGCCCTGTAATAACAAGTTTTCTTTCTGGATTTAATCCTTCATAGGCAACTACTAACTCTGCTAATGTTCTATTAGCATTATTTTTAAATCCCCTATGACAATCATCTCTCTTAATTAGAAACTTCAGATTTGTTACCCAATCCGTAGTCTCATTGGTTCCTTCTACTGCGAGAATAGTATAACCATCATGATCCCTGTTAACCAAAAAATCCTGGTCATGAGGATACACATCACGGCAACATTTTAATGCTGTCAATACAACTTCCTTAGGCAATGTCATGAATATAATAACGAATAACAGTACTCTATTTAGTCATCTGGATCTAAGAAGTTTACCTTCTCGTGATCCTTCTTCCTTAATCTCTTTGCTGCTTCTGCTCCAGCATCTCTTCCAAAGTTATGCTTAGGTGCTTCTTTCTTCCTTTTAATAGCAGAAGTCATTGCTTTTTGAAAGTCTTTCCAACTCTTACCTTCACCTATAAGTTTGGGTCCACCTGCTTTCTTTTCTGCAGCAGCCTTCTCATTAGGATTGGTATTACCTTTTGCAAGATTACGGATTTTTGCTTTCTTTGATGCTTTCTTGTGCTCTCCAGAATCTATTGTAAAACCTACACTCTCATTCTTTTCATCTTTATCTTTATACTTCTCATACTTCTCATCAGTACCAGGTTTGTAATGTGGTTTATCACCCTTCTTCTTCATTGACCACATCAACTTAAACATACTAGCAGTCTTTTCCTTCTTGGTCTTATCACCAGGAAGTCCCTTGAATCTACCATCATCTAATGCTCTCTTAAAGGCAGCAGCAGTACCACCAATCTTTGACTTGGGTTTATCAGGCTTAGTTTTTTCTTTCTCTGCCTTAGTGTGTCCCCACCCTGGAGGTGCTACTTCATTAATCATGTTCCTAGACTGCCCTCCTTATTCCAAGCAGTCCTACCATACCTAGCATCTACTTCCTTCTGTGCTTTCTCAGCATCAGTTAAAGGTTTCTGTGGTTCTACTTTTGGTTTTGGTTTTGCAGCTTCACGCTTTTTGTGATCCTCAAAATCTTTTTTG